TTATCTTCAGCGTAGGAATTTTGGCCTTTGGCCCAACCATCCATTTTCCAGTTACTAGATTTAGGATTACCACCAATCCTCTGATTATACTTTCCATAATAAGTCATACCTTATTATATAATTTAGAAGCGATAGTTTCTCTTGAAATTTGAAGCACCCATTGGACTAGGTATATTTTTTGGTAAACCTTTTATTCTATGTTTTGCATCGGCCATCACTAAATCTGAAAGTTGCTCTTGAACATCAAGCAAACAATTTCTAGCATCAGTTCTTTGCCTTCGACTGTCGTGAACTAAATGTTTAGTATAAGTTGCAATTGGAATAAGAAAACTATCAGGAAGTTTGAGTGTTAAAGTTGATGTATATGATACTGGTTTGATATATTTAGCATAGTACCAGAGATTAAAAGTTCCAGCAGCAGTTATTGCTTTTGAAAAAACAATTTTTTTACCGTCTGGTGATAAAGAAAAATATTGAGATGAAGGAAGTGCATTCAAATTTGAATAAGCACAAGGATCTAATTTAGTATTACCATCATAAACTTCATAAATTCCAGCCTGTTCATCATAATCACCATCGGTAATATTTGAAGAAGAAGTTAAATCATATTCTTGGATACCAGCACTAACAACCAATACTTGTAATTTTCTCCTATCAGTCCATTTTCTTTGAGATACAACATAGTTAAAAGAACGGCTAGCAAATCCGATTCTCTTTGTAGAAACATCTGTTGAAGTTTCGTTAAGCATCTGGCTAGTTTCGATTAAAACAGCCTCTAAAGTATTTATCATACTTTATTTTATAATTTTATTTGATTTTATGCGACCTAGAGTGTCCGACAAGAGCAACTCTTGTGGTAAAAGCCTTACCGCAAATAGTACAAACATATTCACCGTCTAGGTTTGTGATAACTGTTTCTTTTGGATTTCCAACAGGACCTTCTACAACATCATTTTCTTTTTTAGCGACTACTTCTAAAGTCCAAACTTCATTATTTTTAACTAATGGGCTTTCTAAAATTCTTCTAATATCTTCTGGATCAGTAACATCTACTGTACCATTATCGAATTGGATCATTCGTCCAGGGTTGTAATATCTTTCTCCTGTAGTTGAAAACGAATATTGTGCTGGAGATAACCACATTTGGAGTTTATTATATTTTGAATAGAATTTCACTTTTTAAAATAACTATTAACACTTCTATTATACATTATCTGATTCTTTATGGTGGTGTTCTTCGTGGTGCTGCTTACAGAACCAGATGACTTCTAAGGGCTTTGAATAGTCCTCGTGGTGGGCTTGTGCCTTTTTACCACAAATACAGCAAGGAAGCGGTTTTAACACCCCAGATTTAATGGCATTATTGACAAGTTTCCTCGCCAATATCTTATCTTGATTACCTCTATCTCTATAATTCTCTTGATATTTTCTGGCCCTATCAGTTCCAACAACATATTCCTTCTTGTATTCCTTTAAATACTTTTGATTATAGTCGGCATAATGTCTTTTTTTTTCTAGTTTTAATTTATTTTCACACTCAAAACAACGATAAGAATATCCACCTTTCTTTTTATCTACAGGGAAAAGTGAAATATCCTTTCGGATATTGCAGACATAACAGATTCGGTCCATAGCAGATTATATACCAAAAAAATCCCCCCACATATTTCAGCAGGGGGATTAATCAGATCCTAATTAGGTATAGGAAGTAACACCCTTAATCAAACCGTGGCTAGCTTCATCGGCTAAAAATAATCCGATTTCAGAGAGATACTCATCAACCGTTTTATCATAACCTTTGCTCTGTTGATCTTTCAACAGTTTGGTATCACGATTCTCACCATTTGCGGCAAGGTATCGATAACCAAGATTAGCCATATCAAAGGCAAATCCCATTCCACCCCAAGTGCTATTTTCAGCAAATAGTCTTTCGATAGTGAAGTCTAAAGCACCGTGAATTGAAAGGTATTGAGTGATAGCAATACCGAAAGTTTTATCTTTTGGATATTGAATCAACTTACCAGCAGCCCACGAATTAATTGCAGAAGCAATCAATGGGGAAACTAGAGCCATTTTCTTTTGGCCACCCTTAGCAAACACTCCTCGAACAAAAGTTTCAAAAATAGCATTAGTTAAAATGCCAGTTGATGTCGAAACATCAGATACATTTGTAGAAAGGAAATACTTAGCACCACCAGTAGATCTCATTGGACCGTTAGTACCAACGATAGAAACATCTTCTTTTGGTTCACCGAATAAGAAAGCTCTTTCGATATCTTTCATATGCAGATCAAGATGCTCTTTTCTTAATTGATTGAGATCACTACCACCAGCATAAAGTTCAGTGGATTTTTCAGTGTTAGTAACTTCGATAGATTCTCTAAAAATTTGACAGTAATTGGTTTTCTTAACAGGCAAACTTGTTAAAGAAGCTGGAGTTGCAGCACCTTCAGCATTTGCGTTACCAACGATAGCGAGAACCGCACCATCAGCAATAGCATCAGCAGAAGTAGTACCCCAAGCCCTACTTAAAGTAAGGGTATTGGTAGAAACTCCACTAACATACATTTGTTCACCAGTAGTAAGGTTTTGAACAACCATACCAATTCGGTAAACAGTACCATCATCAACAACTACAGAAGTTTCAGCAGCGGTATAACCAGTACTATAATTAGCAGTACTGTAACGAGCTGGAGAACTTTTTTCAAACCATCGAAATTCTGGATCAATAACTGCCTTTTTGGCCAGTTTACGAGCAAAGAAAGCCAAAACAGCAACATCAGCATCCAATAACCAGAGTTTATCGGACACATCATATTTGCGACTGTCTTGATTTATGTTTTCAGTTGCTCTAACAACTTTTAGATTAGACATAATTTTTACAAAAAACTAATAATAATAGCAGGATAACTTTTCAGCTTATCGGGTTCTAATAATCGAAGTATCCTTTCGGGTTCTATATCAGAAGTATCCTTAACTATTAAGTTACTCTAATATATTTGATAATTATTTTTTTAGTTTGTCAAGTTATTATCCTAACCAAGTGGCTTTCCTAAGATTTACTCTTTGATCATTCACCGTAATCACAATATAAACTTCTTCATCAGGGTTAAATTTATTTTGTTTTGTAGTTGCAACAAAGATAATAGTTTCAAATTGTCGGTAAAAAACACCGTCATTATTATACTTATCTGTTACATACTTTTTAAACGATTTATCATCGTCTGGGTGAATATCCAAGGCATTGTAAAACATCCAAACAGCTTTATTAATTGGAATTTTAAATTCATCAAGCCTTTCTCTAGCGTGCCTAGTGAAAATAACTTTCTTCGTGGTTACATCCATAATTAGAATATTGAAGTTTTACTAGAAACTTTTGCCATTCCATCAATTATGTCATCAATCTCGTTAGATTTAGAACCATTAGATTTGAATGTAGGACTTGGATTTATCTTTTCAACCTTATCAACTTTCTGTTCTTGATTAATAGTTTTACCATTACCTAAAATCGAAGAAACAATTTTTTCGTAATCCTCATAGGTAAATGGAACTAACTCTTGACCACTAGCTTCAGCTTGTCGCTTTCTCATTAATTTAGCACCGATAATAGCATTACTAACAGTTTCTTCAACATCTTTATTTTTCTTTAAGATTGGAAAATTAGTATAAAGTTTGTCACTAATTTCTTCAGATTCGGCATCTCTTTGGAGTGCTTCAGTTCTACTTTTACTTTCTTCTTTCATAGCATCTTGAAGTATTCCAAATTGTGCAGCTGCAAGTGGACCACCAAGTATTGATTTTTGAAAACCAACAATTAAGTTCTTGGTATATTCACCCATATAAGCCTCGACATCTAAAATACCATCAGCATCAGTATATTCTCTAATATTTGGTTTGTTAAACCTAATCATTGGAGTTTCAGCCATTTTAAGCAAAGCAGCACTACCTTCTGGAATATTGGCTGGAATTTTTCCAGTCTTATATCCTTCAAGCATCGCATTTACACGGCCAAAAGCTGATTCTAATTCTTTATGACCTTTCTCTGCATCTTCTATCGTTTTATATTTTCCAAAGATTTTTTTATCTTCTGGTTTTTTATCGGTTTTATTTGCATCTGGAATATTGGATTTATCTTCCCCTTCTTCACCATCTGGCTTCTTATCATCTTTATTCTCACCATCTCCGTTTTCTTTATCTTCGGATTCTTTTCCATCTCCATTTTCTTCTGATTCTTCTCCACTATCCTTGTTATCAGATCCACCATCTTCCCCATCCTCTTTCTTTTGATCTCCAGCGGCATTATCAGATCCGCTATCTTCACCCTTATTATCAGGATTATCTGTTTTATTTTCTTCATTTTGTTCTCCTTCTGGTTCGCCATCTAAGGCATTTAATAAATCTTTTTCTTCGGGAGTATCCCCAAGATTTTGTAAAAAGTCTGGTTTATTTTCGGCCATATTTTTTGTTTAAATTAATATATAAATAATACCACATTTAAGTTTCAAACCTTTTTAGATTATTTTTAAAATTTGGTTTCCAGAGTATCCATTCTCCATTAATTTTTTGATAAACCAAGCCTTCTTTAATTTCCCATAAATGAATTGGCCATAATTTAACACCGTGTGAACATTCTCCACGATGAACAGTACATTCAGCTAGTCTTAAATTCTTATCAATCACTTCATATCTACACTTTTCAATTTCTTTGTCGGAAAGTTTAAATTTAATTACTTCGTCATTTCGTTTTATCTTTTTGCCAGACTTAACCAAATCACGCCATATTTTTTCTGGATCTATTTTCTTCGTCTTTCTTGATAGCATCTTTATCAATCTTAAACTGATAACCCATTACAAAATCTCTAAGTTCGGCAATAGCTTTTAAATTGCCATTACAAAAACCGTAGTAGTAATCTAGGGTAACACCGTCTTTAATTCCAGCTGGCTTTTGAATTTCATTTAACCAGAAATTTTCATCATTACACATTTTTTTCCAGAACAGTTTAAAATCTCGATTCTGATAAAGTCTTTTTATGCTAGAAGTTCTTTGGTTAAGTTTTCTTTCTCTTTCTGAAATTCCCGCTGCTTTTGTATTTCGTGTGGCTGCTCGTAATATTCGTTCCATTGATTCAGACTTTTTGTCGGCATTCCAAATGCTTGACTTGGTAGTGTGGTAACTTCGTCTGGAGTTGCATCGTCTATCTTTAATCTCCAACTTGGTATCTTTGTTATTGATACTTGTTGTTTTAGTTTTTTGTTTTGGTTTTGTTGGCAGTGGTTGCAGAGTTTCTTTTCGTACTGGCCATTTACTAAATATTTGATTGACTTTTTGCAGGATTGACATTCTGTTTTAATTTTCTTTAATTCGTTACATTTAGGGCATAAATATCGTTTATAGAAATTACCATATCCAATATTTGTATATGCTTCTACAACAATTGTACCACAAACACTACAACAATCTTTTTTGTTATACATTGAAAAATTATACCCTACTTTTTGAACACCGACAATTCTTGTGGAGTATATGAACTACCCCAAACATCTTTAGAGGCATTCCATTTACTAAGACCTTGACCTTTAATTCCATTCCTAATTGCAAATAAGAAAGCCTCAACTGCTTCTTTTGGATCACTTCTATCAGCTTTTCTTTTAGCCGCTTCTGGATTAGATTGTAAATAATCATTCCAAGTTCCTTGATTGAACATAAATGGTCCACGAGATGTAGATATTGGCCAATTATAATTTTTGTCTAAACGACCAAGTTCACTTTCTTGTGCAGCAACATCTAATGCTAGTTGAGTTTCTAAGTCATTAGCACCAGATTGTTTGAGTATGTTTGATAGTGTTTGATATCCTTCCTCATTTACTTTTTTAATTGCATTAAATTTTTCACTTCTACCAGTAAAAACATTTTCTTCTGGTTTAATTTCTTCTTTGGCCTGAACAATGTTTCTAGCCATAACTGGTGTCGGTGTTGGAGTTTCCAAAACAGCTGACTTTATTGGAGATGGAGTTGGTTGAATTTTCAATTCCTGTTGTTTTGGTCTATCAGAATAAACTCCACTTTCAACATTATTAACAAATGTTTTTACTTGAGGAATTACTCCACCAATCGCCTTTAACATTCCACCACCCATATTTCCAAAACTTTCAATAGCACCCATTAATGGAGATTTATTTTGTTGGATAGTTTCTACTTTTGGAGTAGGATTTAATCTTTCAAGATCTTCTTTCCTGTTTTTATCACCAATAGCCTTAGCTAACATAGTAGCACCAGTTACCCCCGCCATTGTTAGTGGAACAATTAATGGAACTGGCATTTATATACCCCCCCCAGCATTCATAATCATTTCCAATGGGTTTGGTTGATTAACTACTCCACCTGGTTGAATTGTAGGAATACTGACTGCTGGTAAGTCTGGACCATTTGGTTTAACAGTAGTATCAGTTGTCGGAGTGGTTGTAACCTTTGCCGCTTTTTCTTCTTCAGTTTTTAATTTCTCACGGTTCTTTTTAATTTCACGAATCCAATACATAGCATCGTGGATACCGTAAACCTGAAGGAACTTCAATAAGAATTTGTCGTAAACTTCGGCAGGTATATTTTCGAATGGTCCTTTATTAGTTAAGAAACGATCAGCTAGAGCATTTAATTTAACAGCTTCAGCCTGTTCATCAATTACCATAGAACTATTTGGAATTACTTTCATATCCATAATTCCTTTAATTGATTTTAATTTACTAGCTGAAACTTCTTTTGAAACAGCTTCACCATCAGCACCGAACTGTCGGATTATTCTATCTTTATTTATAAACTGTTTACTCATTTCAAGAATAAAGTATCCAAGAGATTTGAGTGTAAGTTTTTCGAATAGTCTTGATTTTATAATGAAACGAGCATTACTAGCTTCTTGAACAAGTCTTAATCCACCATAAGTTCTACCAGCAAGTGTTTCGCCTTCAGAACCCTTAGCATAATCATTGACACCAGTAATTCTTTGGATCATTCCATATAATTCTTCAGATTCTTTATAGGCAGTTGGAGTAACATTATTTCCATTGATTACCTTGACTGAACGATCAATGTCTTTAACATAAGTTATTGAACTTGGAATTGGTGAGAACTCATCATTTGGATCAACCATATTTGGATTGACTAGCCAGTAGTTCAACATTGAAGATAAAAGATTATCGAATCGCATATTGATAATGTCATTGTTAGCATCTTCGGCTTTCTTCATCGCATCAATTTCACCATAAGAGAAGTATGAGTGTGGAATAGTTACATCGTGGCCAAAAATAAATGGATCTTTTTTAACATCATAAGGATTATCCATACCTTTATCGCCAGTAAGATTGTATTTTTCATTTACGACAACACAAACCTTATCACCCATCCACATTTTATCTACCATTAATAATGGAATTTTCTCGTCATCAGTTGAAAAAGTTGAAGGACTTAGAGTTGAAAAAACATCATTGTAATCCTTCATAAAATCTTTAGTAATATCTGGAGTGAAACCACTTCGATTATCTTTAACTGAAGCAATTATTTCTTCCATTACACCATTGTCGTATTCAAACATTTCAGCTTCATCTTGGAGTTCTTCCAAGGTCATATAGTCACTTTCAATTTTGTATCTCATCCTTCCAGTTTCAATCATTTCAACATCTGGAAAGAACATAAAGAATGGAACTAATTTAACATCGAAGTCATCAAGATAAGGACAATCAACTAGCTTCTTTGAGAAAGTAACATCTTTTTCTTTGCCGAGTTTCTTGGCAGATTCCATTACTTTTTTAATATCTTCTTCGCCATCAAAACCAGCCGATTCTAAGTTAGCAAGATACTTCATTCTCTTTTGGGTTTCCCTTCTCCAATAAGCACGAAGAACCATATTACCAGTGACTAGCATTTCTTTAACACCTCTTTGAAGTTTAAGATAAATTGGTTCACCAAGTAATTCTAATTTGGCGTTATTGTAGCCAGTTTCTACAGTTAGTTTAGCAACTTGTTCATAATCAACATCTTCGGATTCCATAGCAATTGTAGTAAATTCTGGATCACGGCCAATTATTCTTGGCATCACTGTTTCTACAACTTCGTAGGAAATTGGAATAACTATTTGAGATTGAAAAGGATAATCACCCTCTTTAGTATCACCGACATCTAGTCTACCAAAATAGTGTTTATAGTTGTCGATTGCTCTGGACCAATGAGGTTTGGCCAAATCATAACTTTTCTTCTTTCTATTTTTGTAATCCTGCAACATTGTCATATCTGATTATATAATTTATTTATCAATAATTAAAAACACGATAACGAACATTAATTTTTTTGTCTAGTTTTTTCTTAGT